CGGAGTAGATCCCACGCAGGGCGTTCTGCATGTTGAAGCCTTCAAACATGCCGCCGAACATGTCTCCGCCAGAAGACCGCATCTCGGCTGGGGGGTTTACGTCACTGTCGGCCACGACCCGACCGTCCTTTGTAGACACAACGGGGTTGCCGAACTCATCGAGTTCGTACCCACGCTCGTCCGACATTCCGTATCTGTTTGGACCCAATGCCATCACGCAAACCCTCCAGACAAGCCACTACCAATGCCTGCCAACTGTGGACCCCAGAACCCACTGCCCGTGGGAATCTGTGCCGCCTGCATCATGCCGCTGTACACCGACTGGGCGGGCTGCCCCATCAGGTTCGCGTACAAGCCTGTCTGGGCCTGCTGCATGTTCGCCAGATTGCTAGCGAAGGTGGACATGCCGCCCATGTACTGCTGGCCCAAGCCCTGTGTCGAGGTGATCTGAGCACCCTGCAATCCAGCGAGGCCGGCGGTCGTCTCACCAAGGATGCCAGCCCGCGTCATCGCGTACTGCTCCTGAGCCATGCCACGCTGACGGGCGCCCTCGGTGCCAATGGCCCCGACCTGTGCCTGACCGAACGTGGTGTTGCCCAATCCGGTGTACGCCTGCTGGGCCGTAGCGGCCCGCTGGGCCTGTTGTGTGGACCTGTCAATGGAAGCGAGGTGTTGCTCGATCCCACGGTCAGCCTCCGCCAGAACGCCTGCACGGCCCTCTGTGTACTGGCTGATCATGTTGCTGAACAGGCCGCCCAATTGCTCAGACACGGTGTTGAACGCAGCGGTGTACCCAGAGTCTGGACCCATCATTAGGTCGCTGTACTGGCCCAACAAATCTTCGTAGCGTTCGTCCACATCTCCGGCAATACCTTCAAAGTGGCCCATCAGCCAATTGCCCGCCTCGCCAATGGCTTGCTGCTGCTTTCGGTTGCCACGTTCAGACATGAACCCGCCAGCGATTGACAACGGAAGTCCGGGGTCAGGCATCTTTCATTTCCTCCACAAAGTCTTCCAGCGTCTCGCCGTACGTACGCCAGATGTCAGGGCCAACAACAGTGGCCCACACAGGATCAACTGCTAGTGAGGCGATGTACACAAACAACTGGTACACCCCAGCACGCAGCATCCAAGCCTTGTGCAGGTCGCCCTCCTTTTGATCATTCTCAAACACATTGGCAACACGCCACTGGAGCATCGTGCTGTGAAGCAACGGCGCCAACTCGTGCGCGTGTTCTGCGTAGAACGGGTTCGTCGGGATCTGGTAGATCAAGCGACCGAACGCGTCGTGGATGTTGTCATCCGTGACCTCGTCCTTGTCGTCAATCAGGTCATCCCAAACCTGCATGACGTTCCACAGGTCAACCGACAACTGGACCGCGTACTCGTTTCCGCGATACCACATTGTCATGCGGTCGATCAGAGTTTCCTTACGCTTGGTCACTCGCTTTGCCCCCAACAATTACACGGTTCCCAATTCCCCGGAGTAGCCGAATACCCCGGAATGCAATCCATATCAGTTGATTCGTCGAGCCGGCCACAGCACGGGTCAAAGTAAAGCCTGTCGCCTTGGTTGTACGTACGGCCAGCCGAGAGTTGGCACCCGGTGGGAGCGACGCATTCCCAGCAACGCTTGTCGCAACCACAGTTGCTGCACCCGTCACACTCTTCTACAGACGTGCACCTCACAGCGTCGTCGCCCAAACTGGCGTCGTACTGGCTGTGCATCTGCGCAATCGTAGTGCACATATCACACGTGTAAACACCAAGGCACTTCCAATTGCCGTCGCCGAGGTTTAGACAACACATTCCCGGCTCGCCGCAATTAGCGCAGCCAAACTGGGGACGGAATGATGCCGTATAACCATCAGTTGCATTTGCGTAACACTCTTCTTCCGTTAGGAGACCAAAGCATTCGTAATTGCCAACTCCATCATACACACAGCACGCGCCGACTCCCTCACCAAAACAGCAGTTGCCGAGGGGATCGCTGGGGTCACATTCAAGCGTGGCATGAAACAAGCCGCCAGCGGTGTCGCACTCAGACTTCAGCAAGTTAGCACATTCGCCATACTCTTCATGTGCCTCATTGCAGAAACAACATTTGCCCCGAGGACAATCAATTTCAGAGCATTCAGTGTTACCAGTCCACACCGGATCTCCGGACAACGCAAGACACTGTTGCTTGGGCAACTGCTCGCACACACGGTCGAAGTCGGTTGGCCCTGTTGCATAGCAACACGCGCCCAAGGTGGCACAATCTAATTCGACTTGGCCCGTAATAGGAGTGCACGATGTGTTCTGGACCCACGTGCCATTTAAAGCGGCACACTCAGACGAGGTCATTCCTCGACCACCGTTGTCTTGGCATTCGTCGTTCACACAACAGGCACCAAGTAATTTCTCACCGGGAGTGGGGTCGGTGTCAATGGTTCCATCTTGATCTGTGCCTGCACCAAAGCATGATTCGGCCACAACGTCATTTCTCGGAGTCAACGAATCGGCTTCAACCGTCATTCGTTCAAGCACAAACGGATGTCCGCTGGTGGCTTCCGCGAGATAGTTGCCGCTTCCAAAGTTAGAACCACGAACGCGAATGAACGCCACCAACGCACGGACCCTGCATCGGCGACGGTTGCCTCGGCCACGGTCCAAGCACCCAAGGTCGAGAACATTGATCTCATCCGTCTCGCCGGCGTGTACATGCAGGATGTCTTGCCGGTGATTGGGGTACGTGGTTGAGTCGATCAAGTCGTTCCACTGGTAGGTGTACGCCTCGTTCTGTTCAATCGTGTCGGAATCGAACGTGCCGAACTCACTGCCGTCAATGCCCGCGCCTGAAACACCATAGTTCGGTGCTTGTTGGAACCCGTACACGAACTCGCCGTCTGCAAGTGGTGTGGTTGCACCGTCCACCAAAGGTCGTCGCACACCATGAAATCTCTGGTTGCGAAGATCAATTGGATATATGCCTGACCCAAACGGGGATTCACGTTGCACGTAAGTAACAGGCGTGGCGGTTGTTCCACCTGTGGTCGGGTCGTGGTACGAACTGGAGTTGCTGCTGCCGTCGTCGTAGCGGATGACCCATCTCTTGGCCGAGGAAGATTGCGGGTAAGCAATGCGTTCCATGTGATAACCGTTTGTGACTGCCGGGTAATACTTACGATCTACTGGGGCCGCAAACAATGAATTGGCCTGCCACGTTTGTGACGACCAAGGCCGAGAAGACCCGCCCCCATCGACAGCCAACTTGTCAGTTGCAACAGTGCTGCTATGAGCAGTGCCATCTCCGGCGCCATCGGTTCCAGTCGGTTCTCTCCACGCGACACTCGATGGGCCAGTTGTAACAGCAACACTACCGTCGATGACAATCATGCCATCTTCGCCGCCGTCTGTGCTGCCGGTGTCCGCGTCGACGTACCCCCCATCTATGATAAGTTCCGACTCGTTTGTCATAGTCAGGTTAGACACATCGTTGCCTGCGGCGGCTTGGACACTGTCGCCGTACACAAGTTCAATGCGGGGGTTGTTGGTCTGACCATCCATCGCAATGTCGGGCAGGTACTCGTCGAGACCCCCCTCAACCGTCACTTCACGAATCAACATTTCGTTTGGCTCAGGCACAAACAGTGGCCCGATCGAAACTTCAGATTCAATGCGATGCTCAATGGCTGCGGTAACGTCAGTAAGGTTGCCAAGCGTAATTTGACGCGCCGAATCACCGTTTGACCAGTTGTTGGCCGTAACCCAAGAAGCGTTTTGTCCATCGCTGCCGTTGACGATGTTTGGATCAAAACAACCAACAACACCGTAATCACTGCCCATTACCATCATGGGCGTTCCGCCGGTTTCCATAATGGCGTTTGTGCCACACGAGGCTCCGGGGAATGAGCCATGCGACATGTTCACAGGGAAGAAGCCGTCAGTGGCGTACGAGTAGAACAGGTGCTCTGACTCTTTTGGCTGCTCTGAGTCGTTTAGCCAAATCCAAACACCCTGACGAGCAACATCGTGCACAAGAACTGGGGTTATGCTTTCCCAGCGACGAGTCGTAAAGAATGAGTCCAGACGCCCACGGCTGACCAAAGACGACTTGTCTACTGCGAAGATGTTGGGCTGGAGATTAAGCAAGCCCTCGCGAGTCAGAACGAACACTGTTTGATTCGGCCCAGCGCACCACGCGTCTCTTCCAGCAATGCCCAACGAACGAGACATTGAGTGCATGGTCGGCCCAGTAACTGCTGGGTCGCCGGCAAGGTAGGTCAAGGAAGTCCTGCCGCAGATAAGCAGCCCCGACTGTCCTATTGGCGCCAGAGCCTCAATCGGCTCACCAATGGTGCCGTAGCCTTCTGCCGCGTTTGTGCCGCCAGCAAGCGCGTCTGTCGTCGTGCCCGACTGCGGGTTCCAATCCAACGGGTCGTCGACTGCTGACAGGAACCATGTTTCTTCTGCGCCCTTGACTCCCGCCATAGCAAGACGGGCGCCCATCTTGACCAGCAGACTGCCCGTGTAATACCTGCTGTCTATTGACGAGTGAATCGTGTTGGGGCCAGAGGTGTCGCTAACCGCAGCGTTAAGGTCGCCGGCCCACGCAGAGATGTCGCCGTTTACCGCTACCTTGTGCTCCAACTTCAGTTTGTAATAGTGGTGACGAGTCTGGTCGTGAGTGCTGGTAGCACCTTCGTCGCCGCCATCACAGAAGTACACGTAGTCTTTAAACTGAACACCAGTCACAGGGCCGGTCGTGTTAAAGATCGCGCCACTGCTGACAGCCGTAGCCGATGCTCCCGGCAACATCTGGAAGATGCGACCGCCAGCGACTATGACCAGACGGTCAACACGGGCCTGAGTGCCGCCAGACCCCGTGCTGTCAGCGTAGTTAGAACAAGCAACCACGCACTGAATTGGGTAATCGCTTCCCCCGCGTATTGAACCATTGCCTGTTCCCAACCAGTCTGCAATCTGAAGACTGGGCCGGGTAGCCAAACGCATGCGACCTTGGTACTGGTCGTTGGGAATGACGTTGTTCATAGACAACGACATGCCCTGCGGGACGTTCGCGTAGGAAGCGTCCGCAGTCCAACCCCGAAGCGGCATATCAGAGGGGATACGCATGTGTTATGACTTGGTGTACCAGATGGTCACGATGGCGTCGATTCCAGTTTTTCCGCTGTCATTGTTACGAACCAAATCAGCAACACCCACATGGTCATCTAGGCCAGCAATGCCCGCCCAAAACAAACTGTTAGAGGCTGCTGTCGATCCATCACGTGGGTCAAAGCGGTTCAGCGCTGCGACGCAAAACGAAGTTACCCCATCGTGGTTGGCGTTGTGATTGCGGTTGAAGTTACCTGAAACAGCGCCGCCCGCAAGGTAGTGGTTGGTGCTTGCTGAGCCGTTGGCGGCGGCAGAATTATTGGGGGAATCAGGGTCGGTGTGCCATTGCATGGAGCACTGGTGCCACTCTTGCTTGATCAGTTTGTCGATGTCGGTGACATCGTTTGCAAACACATCGCCCGGCTGGATGTTTACCAGACCCGAGCCGGCGGACACCGTGATTGTTCGTTTCCAAATCGCACTGCCAAGAAAAGTGGCGCCAGTGTTCACTGCTGACGCGGTGTACGAATCGCCAGCACCAACAATCGTTGATGTGCCCGTCACGGCGCCGGTGACCGTCAGTGTTCCGGCAATTGATGTATCGCCGTCGTTGCCGTGCACGGTAAACCCAGAGCCAGCGTTGGCACCAACAGTAAACACGTCACCATCTGTGGTGTTGTTTACATGGAGCGTGCCCTTGATAGCAGTGTTGCCAGTAGTATCCGCAACCGTAAATTTGTCGGTGTCGCAGGTGATACCGCCGTTAGCGGCAAGGGCGCCGGTCAGGGTGGTGGCACCAGTAACAGCCAGCGTGCCAGCAATGGCTGTGTCGCCGTCGTTGCCTTTCACTGTGAACTTATCTGTGTTCACCTGAATGGCGTTGGCGTCATCGCTGTGCGTGCTAATGATCTGGTTCTGGAACGTCTGGACGGTCGAGAAAGTTTGCGTGCGGCCAAGCAGTGCAATCTGGTCCCATGTGGTAACAGGCTCGCCGGCACCTTCAGCCCCGGTGCCATCAGCACCAAGCCCATCGCCGTCAGTCGTGGACGACGTAGGCATTCGGTGCATTAGCAAGTTACGCCACGTGGTACTACCGTCTCCAACCTTGAAACCAACAAGAGTGTTTGTACTGCTGATGGTGTCGAACACCAAGCCCACCTCGCCGTAGTCGAGTGTGGGGTTGTCGGTGTGCCAGTTGCCGTAGTCGGCTCGGCGGAGCCGGATGCGGGTACTCATTGATCACCCCTTGCACTTGGTGCAGGTGCGGGACTTGCAGTAGAAGCCGGCGCCGAATCCGACGGCGCCGAGGAAGAGACCGAACCAGATGCTGCCGAGCAGCGACGAGATGGACGCAAGAAGCATGAGAGGTTTCCTTTGCGGTGCGTAAGCATCCGCTGAATGGTGAGATACCCGTAGGTCAAACTGATCGCCCCAGTGGCGACGACCGCAGGCAAGAACAGCCAGTGCCCGTACCGGGCAATGACATGGTTCAACAAGATCAACGCGATCCCAACAATGATCGCCCTGCCCCCCATGCTTCCACGTGTGATCACCATGGCAATGACGCCAGCAACCGTGCACAGCCCGCCGAGATACGACAGGATGGGGTCCGCCCCTGTGCCGCCGGTCACCGTCGTTGCCGCGTCAGCCAACCCTGACGAAGACGTCAAACTTGGCATCGAGGCACAGCCGGCAAGCACCAGTGGAATAGTCAGTGCGAATTTCAATTTGATCCTTCCAGCCGATCAAGGCGATCGTCAAGGTCTTCAATTTGATTACGCATAGTTTCTGCCGACGCAGTCAGGGACACCTGAGTCCGCGTCAGGTCGGTCGCAATGTCACGCAGGTCAGACACGGCTTTAACTGTCGTGTCCAGCATCTGATCCTTGCGACCCATTTCCATCATTACCGCAGCCACAGCAATTACCATCACAACGGTTTGAAGTACGTTTGTGGTAATGGCGATTTTTTCTCGTTCCATTGTGTTCACGTGTGAATCGCCCAAGGGCTAAGTGGCGGGGCGTTGTGTGGGGCTACTTCGGCTGTTGCCCTGTATCGAACTGAGTCCCAGTTCACCACCGCGTTGATCAGGTAACGACGCTCGTGCTTGTATCGGCCTTCTTCACGCACTGAAGTGGTTTCTGCCGGGTTAGCCAGATCGTCTGGTTCGTAGTAATCCTCATCGAAAGGTACGGCCCCGTTGGGGCTTCAACCTCCCGACATCACGGGACTGGATGCCGTCCTTCATGGCAACAGTCTGGTAGATCGGGCCTTGGTCAATGGCGAGAAGACGTTGGTTGATGCCCTCGTCCTCGTACCCCTGTGCAAACGCACGCAGGTACGCAATAAACAGAGGCTCTGCGTAACGAGGCATTTCAAGACCTCGTGTGTCCAACCACGCGCCACTGCCGTCTGGGTCTGGGACAGAGTCCCATTCAAGCCGGTATCGAAATTTGGCTACGTTGTTCTTGTCTTCTTTAGGCGTAGGCCAGACAAGAAGTTGGGGCGACGCGTTGACGTAAGCAACAGAGGCACGCGCGATGTACCCAGACACAGAAGTGCCGGACGTTGCGTCGACCAACTGATCCATCTCTTCAGGCGTTGCCAGTTCAATTGGCTCGCCATCAACCGTGCGTGTTAACGACACGGTCTCGCTGTATCGTTTGGGCAAAGAAATGACGCGGCTGTTTTTTTTAGCAGCCAACTGCGTCATCGTTTCACGAAACTTCCACGGTCTGTTGTACAGGTAATTGCCCGCGTGGTTGATTACCTCAACAGTTCGCTGGGTGACCGTGTGTCCGGGCGCGACAGACGGATAGCCGCCAATCGCATGTCTCACGTGGGATTTGGCTTCGCCCAAATTCATGGCATACTTCCGTCAGAAGGACTGCCCCTGAGGGGGGCCGAAGCCCCCCCCAGAGACAAAGAAGAGAAGAAACAAGATCAGGACACAGTGGTGTCCGCACATGCGGGTCCATCGACAAGCATGATTTTGATTTCTTCAGCAGCACCGGACGCAGCCTCCATGGCAGCGCCGATAGCAACGTCGGTGGCATCAGTTGCCAAGACGACATCACCATCTGCTTCGCACGCTACGGGGTTGCCGAGAGCCACAGCGGCCCCAGACATAACCGTAGCGATGCCGCCCAGTTGGACAATCCCGCCCTTTTCGGCGGTAACGTCCTTGGTCACGACTCCGTACAAGCCACTTGCTGCAACGCCCGTTGATGCGGCCAAGGAAACCTTGACAGAAGGCGTGGCCGCGATGAGCGACGCATGGTCGATCAAGACCACGTTCTTGGCCTCAATCGTAGTTGTTCCCGACAGCAGGACGGCCGAAACCTTACGTTCGTTGAACGTAATCCCTGCTGGGGTTTGAATGTTTGCGACTGACATATGTCAACCTTCCTTTTTTTTATCTAGCCAGCAGAGGATCACTGGGTGGAGTCAAGCGGAGCCACGATGCCGTGACGCTGACGCGAGTTGCAGAACAGGTTCCACCAACAATCGACAGGCTGGATGTGCGTGAACGGCTGTGCAGGCGAACGCATCACATCGTGCTTGGCGAAGTAGCGGCGACTGTGAATCACGGGCGTGAGATACGCGCCGTTGATCCAGTAGTAACGAGCACCCTCGTCGATGGCGGTACTTTCGGTGCCGCCCACGGTGGTGCTTGCAGCCGTGCTGTAGTCACTGATGTCGGTTCGTTGCGAACCATCAGCGGCATACGGGAACAGAGCAGCGTCATCGAGGTGAGCACAGTACATCAACTCGATACCTGAGAAGGTCGGGTTGTTGTAAGCGGGATCGCTGGGAGCCACGAGCAGGTCGTTGCTCTCACGCAGAGCGCGCTTGTACTGAGTCATACCCAAACGCGAGCAGAGAATCATCTGACGGTTCAGGTTGGGCTTCTCGAAATACTCCTGCTTCGTGCTTGGGGGCACGAACTGCAACTTCAGGAACATGCTGTCGAACGCAGGGAACAGGCCACCCGTGTTGAGGGTAGAGCCACCCCAGCCGTAAGTAGCGGTGCCTTGGTGCGCACTGTCGTGCGGATTGACGCCACTCTGAGCAGTGTTGGGGTCGGTCAGGGTCGGGTCATAGAACTCGACGTGGTTTGACCAACGGTTCTCTGTGTCAGGGTCGATGCCCATGATGTCCGCAGACCAGCCCAGCGGCACGTGACCGCGCTGGCTGTAAGCGTTGTCAACGTCCAGCGTTTCCGTAATGAACGCGGGAAGACTGTACGGCAGTTTGCCACCAGACCCGTTCATCTCGGTTTCGTTGCCGTAGGGACTCTTCCACAGATCGGCTTCAAAGCCGTTCGTGATCGAAGTCCAAAGACGCTGTTCCTTGATTCGCTTCAGTTTCTTGTACTGAACCTTGGCGGCTTCAGCAGACGAACCCTCAGAGACATTGAGTTCCACTTCCTGATCGGTCCACGCCATGTGGTCGATCGTGAAACGCCAATGGGCGCTGATCGTGTCTGTCACCTGCACGTTCTGCCAAGTGAATGCTTCATTCGGCAGGTAGTGGTCGTAGGTGTTGCCTTCGTCGAACATGACGACGTCTCGGATTTCCGAGCCGCCCTGCACTGTGCGCTCCGTGCCCTTCTCCTTCAGGAGACGGGAGAACGCGTATGTGTTCTTCACGGCTTCATTGATGACCTCTTCAGCGCTCGACAGATAAGTCGGCCCCGTGGCATCCATGAAGTCGTTGAACACTTGAATTGGGGTGCCAGCCATTGGCTTGCCCTTTCCTCGCTAATTAGCGACCGATAGCCCGTATTGCGTCTGCCTTTGACTGTCCACTCATCAGGGCGTCGAGCGCCACGTCCTCTGCATCAGCAGGAGGCTTAGGCTGTCGGCGGGGCTGACGTTTGGCAGCAGTCGGTTGAGCCGTCCTCTTCTTGGGAACCGGGATCTCTCCCGCCAAGTTTCGGTACGCCTCAACAAGCATTTCGTCTACAGACTTGTAAGTGTTTGGATACTCAGTTCCCAGCCGAGACATCTCGGCAACCACCGCTTCCATTGCGGGAGCCTTGTCCCCGTATTGGGGACGCAACGCCGCGTCGGCTACGACAGTCTGGGCAACTAATTGGGACTCGGCTGCGGCCTGTTGGGCCTCTTGTGCCGTCTGCTGGTATTTCGACTCAATCATTTGGACAACAGCCTGCGCTGCTTCGTCGCCGATGACATCAGCCAACTCTTCAGGGACAGTCACCTCGGTCGCATTCGCGTCTGCTTCCGGTTGGGTGTCTTCGCCTTCCGTGTTGGTGTCTTCGGCACTGGCTTCTTCGCCAGCCTTACTGAGCCGATCCTCCAGATCCTTCAAACGGCTTCCGTACTCGTCAACATCGCTTTGACGCTTCTGGGACTTGTTAGCCCATTCACGCAGCGTGTCCTCGTCCGTAGCCTCGATGACAGCCATCGGCACGTTATCCCGACGCAGAACCTTGACGAGATCATCCCAATCTTCGGCTTGGCCCTGCTCCTGCGACTCTGGTTCGTCGTCAGGGGTGTCATCGTTGTCAGATGCAATAGTGTCGCCGTCTTCCATGAGACGGTCCAACACCTCTTCGTCCTTGTCAGGGGTTTCAGCAGGAACGCGTTCGTCCGCAAAGTCCCCGGTGACAGGAGTCGTTTCTTCGGTGAGTTCTTCAGTTTCTGGGTTCAGTTCACTCATAACTGTCCAACCTTTCTGGTTCGTTCAATAGCGTTTCGTTGACGCTTTCTTGACGACCTTCTTCGTGTTCTTCTTCTTCCGAGCGCGAGGAGTAGCCTTCTTGCTCGCCTTTTTATTCGCAGACATTGCTTGCCTTTCATCCGCCGCTTTTTTGAATATCAATAATCCCTCTCGTATCCGTGACGCGCAGCGACGTTTGCTTCGTGACGGCGGGATTCAATGATCGGTTTGCCTTGCTTGTTGGTCTTGCAGCCCTCAAGGTTGCGAGGAAGCGACTGGCTCACGTACGGGTACTTGTAACGCAACACACCAGTGTCCACTTGGAACTGGTTGTCCGCGACCCGGCGGTACGTGGCATCAGGCTTGGTAACGATCGAACCGATGCTGGGAACGTCCTTCATGGCGTACACCATGGTCACACGCTCACCAGTGCTGGTGTCTTCAAATACGTACTCAGGCAATGGATTGTCCTCCAGACGGCCCGGGGGATACGGTTCCACTTGCCGGTCTACCTGCACCCGCACCGGCAGCCGCCTGTTGCTGTGCCATTTGCTCTAACCGTTTTGGATCTAGCATTGTGCCAAGTTCGGGTACGTTGAGTGAGTCCCCTACGGTGTCAAGCACCTGCTGCCAATCAACCCACGGTGCCGCGACCATTTGTTGCGACAGACCGCCGATCACTTGCAGCAGTTCAATGGCTCGTTTCTGTTGCTGCGTCTCACTGACGCGGCTCATCGACATGGCATCAACTGAGACCACCATGTCCTCGTACAGCCCGGCACCTGTGCCACCCCGGAAGATCGGGTTCATGCCAAGCATCGGGGAGGCTTCACTGTCACCAACAGCGAACGCTACGCGTGCGTCGTGGAACAGATACCAGCACACGGCGCCCAACGCCCGGCTGACGGCCTCTTGGAATTCCTTCTTCAGGTGCGCGATCCGAAGACCAGCAGCGGACTCCGCCACGTTGATCTCCGTCGCCGTAGCAGTGCCTGTCACATTGCCACGCATCGCATCGTGGATGCCAGACACACGGTCGAGCCTGTCCTGCGTCAGGCCGGCGTAGTTGACCTGCTGGGGCGTGATACCACCCAACTCGATCGGAACGATCTGGCTTGGGTCCAGACCGTCAGACAACACCACCGTCAGATCCTCGCGGTCACGAATGTCGTTGGCGAGTTTCTGGTTGCGACTGTCCGTTGCAATGATCCGCTTGTACACAGCAGCACTGTGCGTCATCGAACGCAAGTGGTCGTTGATGTCCGCGATCTGCGGCAGCAGCGGAACGATCGGCGACAGCGGGTACGGGTCGTTGGGAACGCTGTAGCAACCGAACACTTGGTACGGGCCGTTGCGAGGGCCGTAGTACGCACGTGGCTTGCGGGCAAACCCCATCGTCGCTGGATCGTCGCCACGCGCCTGCCCACGGATGATCGTCAGGATCGACCCGCTGTGCATGTCCGTGTCCAACATCTCGTCGACGATCTCTTCTTCACCACGCAGTTCCGGCACCCAGATTTCATAGATCGTCAACTGGTCGCGATCTGGGCCTGAGCGTTCGCCACTGAACTCGTCAATGTCAGCCTCAGTGTGGCCGGCAGCGTGTTCAATAGCACTGACATCCCAGCCGTCCTCGACCTCTGCTCTCTCCAACAGATCGTCTCGGTCGCACCGATACACGTGCGCCATGTACCGTGTGTCTTCTAGGTGCCGGGCCTGCGGGTCAATGATGAAGTCGTGCGGGTCAATGCGGTACAGGCGTGGAAGCCACGGCGTGTCACCGTCCACCTGTCGCATGCTGGACATCGGCTCGTTCACCACCATGCCCACCCCGTACGCCACCAGCATGTCCGTTGCAATTCGCTGCAACGTGTCACGCATCCTCGTGCTCTTGCACCACGAGTTGATCGCCGCCTGCATCTGCTTGCCATAAAGCAAGTGATCCATCGGCGTGCGACTGCTGATGCGAATGCGAGGGTTGTCGAACACCAGACGGGGCAGGATCAACGCGACGTACTGGTGCACGAAGTTCTCCGGGTCGCCAGCGCTGTCGCCCTCGTCCCGGTAGTCCGGCCCAGTCATCCGATCAATGATGGTGTCCCAATGAGACAGGTGACGGTCGCGGAATCCCTCCGCAACGTCCAACTCCTCCACCCATCGTGTGATGTCCCAGTCAAGCATTCTGGTTGGCCTTGCGGGCCTCCTCGCACTTACTGCACTTCTTGTACGGCACAGCCTTGTTCAGCATCTGCCGCCTACGCTCGCACGCGGTGCACGGCTTCACCTTGCCGCCTGTGAACGCCTTGATGGCCTTCGCCAGTGTGTCGCCTAGTCCTTGTGAAGGCTCAGTCATTCACATGCCCGCGCGACGCTGCTGCTGCGTCTCGTAGATCGGTGCTCCGGTGCGCGGGTTCGTGCCCGTCTGCACCTGAGTGTCACGCTTGGGGAAGTGATCCTTGCCCTTGCCCACGGCGTTGAAGCCCTTGCGGCCACGAGTTCGTCGACCACGCACGCCACCCTTGGCTCCGGGCACCGGACCCATGCCGGATGACTCGCGAAGGAACTTGTCATAACTCATCACATCACCTCGTCGTGCTTGAGCAGCGCACCCATGCTGTAGTCGGGCAGCCGCTCCTTTGGTTCTGGTCCCAGCCCGCCATCCTCAGCAAGCAGCAGTGCAATGCCCAGTGCCATCACCCGGTCACCGTGCGCCTCTCTCGCCCCGCCCGCTTCACTGCGAAGCCGACCCGGGCCAATTCCACCGTCGTCATACACGATGTAGTCACCCAGTTCAATCAACGCGTCCTCAGATGGCACGATTAGTTCACCACGGCTCAACACCGTGCTCAGTCGACCTAGCAGTGCACGCTTGTTCCGGCGTGTGCTCGTCCACCCCACACGCTTGGTGCGCTTCTCGTCCGTCGTCCCTGTCGTCCGTTCCTTGTACACGTGCCGCCACCCTGCACGGTCCACGTCGTGCTGCATGCTCGCACCCGGCCCGTTGGTCTCCCATCCCAGCATCGTCGGCCTGCGTCCCTTGAACACGTACCGGATCACACGCACCAGTTCCGCCGCAAGGTCGTGTCCCCCAGTGAACGCGTCGGCGTACTCCGCCACCACCGCCATGTCACGTACGTCGATGATGCACGCCGCTGCGTTGGCTGCGCCCGTGCCGTACGCCGGGTCCACACCGCACACGTACTCGCTCGCTGGGTCAGGCTCGTCGTACACACGCCATGGTCCGCTGGGGCTGTCGACCAGTTGCCCGTCCACGTACATGCACCGACGTGGCTGCTTGACGTGCTGCTGCTGCCAGTCGATGGCACGTGGCATGAAGAACCGCTCACCACCAGCCGTCTCCTCCGCGAACACGTTGATGGACAGGTCGATCCGATCACGACGCTTCACCTGCTCGCCCAGCCACGGTGTCCACGTGTACTTGGTGCCGGCCACCCCAGTGATGCTGCCGTCCACGTCGTCACGCTCCTCGGCGCCGCGTCCCTTATCAGGGTGATCGGTGTACAGCATCTCGACCAGTGCCGGCGAACCTGTCGCTCTGCCCTGCGCCACCAGCGTCGCGTAGTGCGTGCCCGGTCCCACCGGCGTGCTCACGGCGATGCGACACGACGTGCAGTCAGCCGCCGATCTCCACGCTGCCTCTGCGTTGTCGAGCGCTGCGTACTCGTCGAAGATCACCATGTTGCGTCGACCACCACGACCGATGTGCGCCGTGCTGCTCTGCCCCACGATGGTCGCTGCACTCTTGGGATGCCTGAGCACCATGTGCGATCGGTACTTGCCTGTGCCCTTGACGAACGAACTGGTCGGCGCTGGCAGCAGCCATGGCGGCAGGGTGTTGACGATGTAGTCGATCTTCCAGAACAACGTGTCCGGGTCACCTGTTCGGTCGACGTTGTCCTCGACGCGCGACACCAGCAGAACCTGCCAGTCGCGGAACAGCCAGCCCCAGACGGCCAGTGCGCACACGAGCCACGAGGCGCCCATGTCGCGGCTCTTGCGGAGCACGGCGTCGTGCCCATCCTCGACGGCGGAGACGAGCGTGGAGATCGCCTGCTCCTGACAGGGCCATGGATCGAACGGGATGTCAGGGATCGTCGCTGGGCGTTCTATGCCCTGCTCGTCGACGTCACGCACGTGGTACGTCCACACGCACAGTCGCAGCCATGTCGC